GATACTGCTGAACCACTAACTGTAATACTACCCTCTGTGGCATTTGCTTGGCGAAACTCAATAAGTGTTCCATCATCAGATTGTCTGTTAATGAACATAGGAATACCAGAATTTCGTGTAAAAGTTCCAAAACTTGTACCAAGTGTTACTCCTTCAACTTCTGCACCAGCTTGAGTTTTTCCTATTAGGAGAACACTGCCTAATAATCGCATACGTTCTGTTATTGTACCATTATCATTTGCTGTAAAAAATCTCAAAATTCCAGCAAGAGCATCTCCAACCCCTACATTCGCCATTGGTGAAATTTTAGCAATAGATTGATTTGATGTAGCACTATCACTTATAGTAAAATCTAAAGTAGCACTAGTTGTTTGTGAACTTACATTTGATCCCGAGAAATCCCTATGTAAAACTAAACATGAACCACCATCTGTATTTTGAATGAATAATCCATTTCCAGTAGCGGGAGCATTTGTACCTATGCCAACTCTGTTATTACCACCATCAACAAACAACATATTTGCATTGCCATCTGATTCAACACGAAAATTTAAAGCCACACCATCATCATTAAATATTGTTTCAGTTGGGTCAATTTTCATACGACCTCGTGTTGTACCTCCGACCATAGTAACTATATTTAATGATGCATCTTCTGACCCATCAGACACATCAGTTGCACTTGCTTCTATTTGAACTGCTGTTGTTTCGTTACCACCATCATCATCAAACTGAAATAGAACACGACCTAATACATCATTATCAGCGGGACTACCACTATCCCTTTTTAATTGAAATACAGGCCCTTTATCTGCATCAGCATCAGTAGAAACAAGAGTTAATTGGGCAGTATTATCAGCAGTTGTGATTGTTATTGGTGAAGTGAATCCACTTATTAAATCATTTGTTTGATCTAAAGTAAAAAGCGAAATAAAAGCATCATTATCTTCATTTCTAATTTTTAAAATATTATTAGTTGTATCGTAAAATAATTGATTTGCATAAGTTGTTGATGGTGCAGAAGTTCCAGAATTAGTTGAACCCAATGCTTTTAAGGCAAGATTTAAATCTGATCTAAAAGAAGGAAAACCTTGATCGTCAATTGTTAAATCATGTTGTGACATTCTAAACTCCTAACTTGCTAATTCTCCAAATCCTCTTGCAACATAATCAAATGTTCTGCTTACTGTTGAACTTGAACTATTAAAAAACTCTATTGTAAAACCAGTTTCACTTTTATTTGTTATAGCATAGAAGTCACCACTCGCCAAGTTCTGAGCAGAAATTCCTATTCCAGATAAACCTTTAAATGCTGGACTAAATGTAATTGTTTTCCCACTTGTGCTTGTGCCACTTACAATATCCGCTTCCGCAATAACTCTGTCTGGCATATCAACTGTAACTGATAATGCTGAAACTTGATGTGTGGCAGTATTACTTGAACTTGTCATTTGTAACTTAAATTTAAAAGCTCTTGCTTTGTAATCTCCAACAACAAATTTTCTAAAACTTGAATATGTTGGTGTGCCACTTGGGTCACCTTCTGTTGTTGCAACTAATAATTCAGTATTTACATCATCAAATTGTTGTGAGTCACCATCAAAATTTCCTGTTCTATCATCGAAATTCCCAGATGCAGAATCAAATGTATTTACATATGTTTTTCTAGCTACATTTATATTTCTTGTCACTCTACTTGTAAAAACATTTCCTAAATCAATAAATGTATCAAATTCATAGCTTCCAGAAGATGCAATATTTCCACCACCAGCATCAAATAATCCATCAGCAGAATCAAAATTTCCAGTTAAATCTTCAAAATCATTTGAAGTATCTAATTGTAATTTATTATCCACAACTGCCATATTTGTTTTTGTTCCAGTGAAATTTGGATTTTGTGTTGATGTAGCAACTGCATTAAGTCCTTTTATGCTTTCTATAATTGCAACTGTACTTGTAGCATTTATTGAACTATTACCGAGTTTATCAACTGCCTTAATAAAATATGTTCCAGTTAATGCTTCAACTATTGCGGTGTTTGCTGGTCTTGCCATCTTTTGCCCTATATCAACCGAATTAGCATATGTCGCACCACTTGTTTCTTTAGCATGACGTATTCTGTAATGTGATAGGTCAAGGTCTGTTACTGGTGTCCAACTTAAATGTGCTTCTGTTCCAATAATATTAACACCGAAATTTGTTACATCTTGTGGGGGTGCTGTTTTTCCTACAACTTGATGTTGAGTGCTTACAAATGCTGATCTACTAACAGATGTTATCGATCTCGCTCTAATATCATAAATTGCACCATCATCAACATTTATAAGCTCAAATTGAGATGAACTCCCACGACCTAAATTAATAAATACTGTATCTGTAGATTTTTTAGCTTGAACTTCAAAATCTGTAATAAATCTATCTGTGGATGTAACATTTACAAATAAAACAGATATAGCTTGTTCATTTCTTGCTCTTAATTCATCTGTAACTGTTAAAACTGGTGCTTGAACATTAAATGGATTTGGCAAATTAGTATCTGGTATTTCTGGTTCAGCAACTTGTGTGCCAACTGCGTAAAAACTATCTTGATGCTCTGAGCATTGCAAACTTACTGAATGGTCTGCGTTTATTGTCATTCCTTGCACTCTAAAAGGTTTTGCAGAAAAACTAGGTGTTGCATGGGTTACATTTACAATATCCCCTATTGATAAATCTAATGCTGTTGCATCTGCTTTCAGTGATATATCTAAGCTACTTCTTGATCTTCTTAAAATCACTTCTGCCATTTCCTGTGCTTGAAATGAACTTGTTAACATTGAAAAATCAAATCTACCTTCTAATAACAACCCACCATCTGCTGTTTTCATAGTTTCATGTTGATCTGCGGAATCTAATCCAGTTTCGTCAACTGGTGGAAACTGTGCTGTATCTGATTGAAAATTTTTGAATGGATTTATAAAATTAACTATTACTCTATTATATCTTGAATTTTTATTTTTACTTTGAACTGTGATGCCCCCAATAATATTATCTTCTGTAAGTGTTATTGATGCTGAACCTGTTGTTTCAACTAATATATTGTAAATACCACCAGCAAAGTTTAAGTATGATCTAGAACCCCTTACAAAGTTTTTAACATTATCAATAGCTTTGACAGATGTATCAACCACAGTATCACTACTCATTAAAGCATCTGTTTTTCCAGATGAAAATGTTACTGTTGTATCGCATACATCAGTTGCAGTTTGCCAATCTGCAAAGTTAGAATCAAAATAACTATCTGGTATTCCCATTCCAAATCTATCATTTCTTAAATAGTCTAATAGTTGTAAAATTGGATTATCTGAAAATGCCCATGTAGAACTTGTATCTTTTCTGTGGCTACCACTTCCACCTGTTAGAGTTCCATCTAAATTAGGATTATAAACTTTTCGCCCATTTACATTTGCTTGTACTGTTGGCAAAGAACCAAATTTTTCTGGATTCCATTTAAATTTTAATGCTATGTATGCTAAACCACTTAATGTATGGGTGCTATCCCAACTATTTAATTCTGATAATAAACTTGATGCTGTTTGTGTGTCTGAACCAAAATGTGGTTCAACTGTAATTAAACTTTCTGTTGTTCCATCATCTAAATTACCTCTAAAATCTGTATCAGATGAATCAACACCCCTTTGCACATTATCTGCTATATCTCCATCAAATGCAACTGCATTATCATTTACAAAAATATTAGGAATATCATGTATTTCACCCTCACTTAACACGATTGCCATATATAAAAATTCATTGTCTGTTCCAGATGTTTCTAAAAAAACAACATTACCACCAACTTTTCTTGTTCCATAAATAATTGGTATATGAGCATTTGCTGTAAATTTATTTACCAGGATTCCTTTTGCTTGTTGTTCTGAATGAAGTTCGCCAAACTCTGGTATTTCTGGAGTTGGTATTAACCAACCAATAACATCTTCAACAACATCAACAACTATATCAACGACATCTTCAACAATATCAACAATGCTATCTACAATATCATTAATAAAACCACACATTTAGAGCAA